GCCCGCTATAGCCTTGCTTTAGGTCATCTAAGGTTACTTGTACTTCCTGTCCATCTATCTTGACAGAATAGCCTTCAAGCTCTTCCTGACCGGCGTCTTCTATTGCTTCTTCTTCGTCCTCTTCAACGTCGGAATCTTCCTCTTCAGAATATTCCTCTTCAGAATCTTCAGCTTCTATTTCCTCGGACTCAGCAGTCTCCTCTACTTCCGTAGATTCATCTGTTATCTGAGCTTCTTCCTCAGTTATTTCTTCTGTAGTTTCCATTGGAGCTATTAAGCTCTCTACTGCATCTTCTATAGTGATGCCATTAGTTTCAGTCGTTTCCACGGTGCTGTTCTCCTAATTATTATTTATTTCGACGATCTCTGATTATCTCATCAGCAATAACTGCATCAAGATAATCATTAATCTTCCCTATTGCACGGACAATATCATGTGCCTCATCCCTTTCCTCCGTCGAGGATTCAGGGGTTAGAAACACACTAACTTGCCGTTCTATGACCTCAGCTAAAACGTCTTGAAACGTTTCATCCTTAATCAATCTCTTTACATTAGATACACTAGCCATTAGAACCTACCACTTGTAACTGCCTCTGTCGGTGGCGATTGTTCATATCTTGGCTTATTTTGCATCCTTTTAATTTCTTCAACATCTATTTTTTGTCCCCATTGCCCCAGTATCTCTGCAGCTTTAACGAGTAATTCTTGATCCATTTTATCACGCTCTCGATCATCTAAAGCAATAGCCTTCCTTCTGAGCATCGATATTCAGTTTCATACTATCTGTCTGGATCTTAGCCTGTGCTTTAATATTCTCTGCTTCAACTGCGGCTTTAGCTAATTCCTGTTCAGGAGATAACTGTTGAGATGCAGCTTGTTGTTGCTGTTGGACTAAAATTTGTTCTTGTTCCGGTGTCATAGGATTAAAGTATCTATCCACATTTCTAATACCTGCTAAACCTAGCATATCACCTAATGTGTTACGTATACCGGTCATAGTAACTAATCCATTGGATGCACCATAAGTACCCCAGATCTGCATTTGCATTTGCAAAGCTTGATTCAATGCCATTTGTCTTTGTTCTTCCTGACCTGTGCCTAAACCGACGTTAACACTAACATCCATACCTGAATTCCATGAACGAGGATCCATAGGCACATATTGTCCGTTTAAGCGCATTAAAGTCTCTTCACAAGAGTTTTCTACGAGTAATTGTAGGATAAGCTTAAACAAACGTTTCATGCCTCCCTCAGCTAAGTTACGAGCAATAACCTCAATCTGTCCTGCGCCTCGTTGACTGGTGATTTGAGCTGCAGTTGCGGTAGTATTTTGTAAAGCATCTGGATCTAATCCCATCGAAGCTCTAGTAATACCCGTCTTATTTTCTACTTGCTCATCCATGTATTGAATAGCACCTAAAGTTTGGCCTGCAATAAACGGTACAGCGTTAACGGTGATAGCACCTGGCGACTTAATACGTCTGATCGAACCAATCTCGTTGTTTAATACATCATCGATATTGGCCTGTCCTTCAATAACATCTACTGAAGGATTGTTTGTTAATGCAATGTTATCTAATAAACCTCGAATCATTGCTGTAGAAGCATCCTGGTCGTTCATAATTAGATCAGCAATAGATCGTCCAAAGAATGTATGTGGTTCAGGATCAATCTCGAAAACGGAGAAAGGTATTTCACCCCAAGGCTCATAATCTAAAACATCATAATTAGATCCACCGAGAATAAAGCGATGCATGATCGCCTCGCCAGTACCATAAATATCGATTCTCATATAAGCTTCAGTTACTGCAACTAAACGCATGGAAGGATCTGTTATATCCTCGTTGGCGTCTTCCGAGTAATTTGTACGTTCATATTTCTCNNTAAAGCTATCCTCATAGGATAAGCCTGAGAGATCTGTAACTTCGTCAAAATCATAACCCATTGAAACTAAGTCAGAAACTCGCATTTCAGTTCTATGTGCTACAATGTAAGCATCTTCAACGCTCTTAGCACTTCGATCAACAAAAAATTCTTCAGGAGGAACAGACTCAATAATTAGTTTACCCGTCTTTTTAGTTCGACTTACCTTTAAAGAATAATAGACTACGTCTTCTATTTCGCCCATCTCGTTTGTCTTAGGATGAGTCTCTACTTCTTTCTCAATAACTGTGATGGATGGATCGTTAACTAGTAACGTCATTTCTTCTTCAGTTAGATTTGAATATTCAAAAATCTCTGCTTCGGAAGAATCTTCCCAATAGGTTTTAAGTATGCCAGTCTTCTTAACTAAGGCATCATGGATAACTTCATTAAGTAATTTATAACCACTTTGTTTTTGGAATTCATAATGAGCAAATTTAGTAGCCTGATCTGCCATTGCTACTTGTTCTTGTCCCATAGGTATATATTCTACAGGATTTTCTGAAGATAAGAATACACGCATCAGACTTGGTTTAATAGCTCGGACTGTATCTCGAACCTTTGTAGATACAATAGTTGAACGTCCTTCTTCTTCACCAATATCTACTTCACCTTCGAAGTATCTCTGTGACTTAATCCTATCTTCTGAAATTTCACTTTCTACGAAATCAACGGCATCTTTTACTGCATCACTAACAATACCGTGTATATCGTCTTCAGTCATTTCTTTAAGTTCTTCTGCCATATCGTTCCTTTATTTAATTTTAGGGCTAATGAAATTATTCATCAGTCCCTCCGCAGGGTTATCAAATGCTACTGGTGATCCTGTAGTTACTGCACTTACTGTCGGTACAACTGGTAACGGTGAGCTAGGCATACTAGCTTTAATCCCTTCACCGATATCCTCGATCAATTGACCTGCTTTTCTTTGAATTCCTTTATCAACTGCTCGTTTTCCTGCATAACCTGCTGCAGTAAGACTCAATGCTGCAGGGTTCATAGTAGCAGCTGTAGCAGTTAAGAAGAAGATTAAGCCATTACCATTAGGTGAAGCTTTCGAGAGTATCCGTAGCATAGATTCTGTAGGCTTAGTCTCAACGAATTTCTCCATTGCTGCCAGTTCTACTTTTGTAAAGAATCTGCTCTTTTTAGGACTGTTTAATATGCTTACTACTGCTGCTTTATAATTATTAAATAAGTTTCCGCCCGTACCTGATTTTTCTGTGCTTCTCCTTGCGGCATTAAACGCATCGTCTAATTGCTTCGTCTTCATAAACTTCCTGTGTAAACCTCTGGCAAGCTTCATAGCTGCACCTTCAATAGGTTTATTATTAATAACATCATCAATAGTATTAATCATTCTACCGATGATCACTTGTTCGTTAGCATTAGCATTTGTTTGTCTTTTAAAAAGATTCTTCCTTAAATTGTCTAGTTCGGAGAGTTTAAACATCTTATTGTTTGCAATATATTTACGGAGTTGGACTTCAATAGCCTTAACCGTCTTATCAATAACAGGATTATAAGCTACCTTATCCCGGATCATTACATTAGCTGACTCCCAGATCTTTTGTATGTCTGTCCTATCAAAAAGTCCACCCATAGCATCTACTTCCTTATATGCTGCTATTTTTGCTAACTTTAAGTTTTCAACGGTAGGGTTCTTTCTAAGAGTCATCATACTTTTAACCGTCTTAGATGTAGGCTTAAATGAACGAAGCAATCTATCTGTTCCACCGGTAAAGAAGCTAGATAAAACACCTACTTCCAAACCTTTTGCTAAGCTTTTATCCTGTGAATCATTAACCCCATATAGTGTACCTTCTGTGAATCCTCGAAGCATTGCTTGAAATCCTGTAGGTAATTCACCTAAGCGCCCAGTCAATTTTACTGCACCTAAAGGACTAGATACTGCACCCATCACTTCAGTTTTTAAAGCATCCATTGGGTATTGATTCCTGTAAGCTTCGAGATTAGATCTAAAGTAAGATTTATTTTTATCGTATAAATCTCCCCAATCTTGATCCGTCCCAGTTAATTTTTGCTCAGTAGCATGGATTAAAGCTTGTACTTCCGAGCCTAAACCCACGGTTTGTCCTGATACTACGGCGGTAGATGATCCTGCTTCCTTATTGGCTTTAGCTAAATCACCAGCAATATCCACTTCGGATAATCCTGAATCTAAGCCCATCGTACGCATTTCCGAGACATCGTCTACATTCAAGCCAAAGGTCTCTGCAAATTCCCAAGCATTCATATCATCTTTGTAATGCTTATTCCATAGACCAAAACCTAATTGAGAATTACTTAGATCAGCGTATTGGGGATTCTTTTCTCTGAATTCTTGTACATTCATTATCTTATTCCTAATGGATCATCATTACCGGTTGATTTTCCTGCTCCACCATATTCAATGCCATATTTCTTAAGCTCTTCTGCTCCGTATTGTTCTAAGACAATAGCCATATTCTTATTATAAGAATCACGGACATTTTCAAGAGTAGCAATGACTAATTCCGGGCTTTGTCTAAGATCTAAACTACCCAATGTAGCTTGTAATGCTATTAGCTCCATAACCGCGACTTGGCCTAATGCACCACCAGTAGGTGATTCTTCACGCATTTTCTGTAGTTTATCAAAACCAATGTTTGCTTTGATCGAGGTAATTGTAGCATCAAGGTTTATTGCCGGACTTCCTGCTCCTAGGAAGCCACCGTAATCTCTAACGAATGCACCTTTAATCCCTGTTGCCCATTCCTCGGTTTTTAACATATTGATCGCTTCGTCGATGTTAGTATTCATCATTTCGACCTTATCTATCTTACCGAGGACAGAAGACTGTCTGGCTTCGTCTTTCCTTTTTAATTCTAGTGCTGTTTTACTTCCCGGTATAACTTCAAGATAAGCATCGCCCTTCTCATTCTGTTTGAGAATGTAATCTTTAGGTATTGAGCCAACCTGAATAGCGCCTGGTTGTTTAAGTC